CACCATCTGATTCACTTAGTCTTAACTCTTTTCCGTTATCAATTATCAAATTGCCTGTCATTGTGCCACCAGCTTTAGGCAAGGCAGCATCAGCAGTTGTTTGTGCAGCGTCAGCAGCATCCTTCGCAATCTTTACAGCAGCAGGAGTAGCAGCAGTAGTAGCAGAAGTTGATGTTGCACTATCAGTCAATTGAAGAACACCAACGGCACTTGTTGTTCCAGTGGCAATCTTTGATCCTGTTATTGCAGCCGATCCAGATATATCACCATCAACAATTACGCCACTCGCAATTGCTGTCAGGCCAGCATTATTTATGCTTATGTCTCCTGTAACTGCTACTCCAGTTGCAACATTTGATCCGTTACCAACAAGAATTTGAGCAGAAGTTAAAGCAGCTAATTTACTAAATGCAATTGCAGCATCACTTTTTATATCAACATTCTGGATCGTGTCATTGGCAAGCATCGTTCCAGTGACTGTTCCTGTATCTCCAGTGGTGATTACTGTTCCAGTTATATCTGGCAGAGTTATTACTTTGTCCGACGTTGTTGGATCGGCAACTGCTAATGTTGTCTCATAGGCATCTGCTGTTGCTCCTTCAAATACAAGACTTCCAGCATTACCAATTAGTATCTGACCTGTGACAGTACCACCTGCAAGTGCTAGTTTTTCTGTCTCAAGCTCTTGTAAGGCGTCTTGTACGTTGGTGGAGCTTAACTGTCCATACGGGGTAAAGGTAATATTGCTTGCTACCTGACCAGCTACGGTCTGCGATAAATCAATCTCATTCCATGATGATCCAGCACTATTTGTAACTCCAAGGATGTAATCAGGAGGCGCAAGTGCTACAACTGGAGCAGGCGAAGATGGAGTTCCAGATGTAGAAACAACAACGTAAGTTCCATCAGTAGTTGCTGAAGCTGTAGGTAAATTACTTCCAACTGCTAAACCAGCCGCAGATCCAGCAGAAGTAACACTAACCATCTGCGATGTATTGGCATTATATGTACCTCCAAATACCAAACTTCCCTTTGTTAGAGTGGTGATTGCTTGCCAAGCGTTCCCGTCCCAGAGATACGCATCTTCTGCAACAGAGTCAAACAATAATTGGCCTGTAAATTGTGCAGTAGGAAAACCAGATTGCGCTATAGATTGTATTATTGTTATCGAACTATTTGATAATTTAGTACCGTCAATCGTATCGTTACCAATTCTAGCTGCTGCAATACTTCCAGAAGTTAATAATGCTGCGCTGTGATTTGGCAGATCACTATCCGCAAGATTAGCGAGATTAGTAACTCGACCTTTTGCATCAACAGTAACTTTTGTTCCTGTCCCAGCAGTTACACCTGAATCAAGGACAGTAACAGCACCATTTGAATCAACTGATAAAGGGCCGCCTGTAGGGATAGAAACAGCACCAACAGCACTAGCAGTAGCTTTAGGTAAATCTGAAGCAGCAAGCGTTGCTGTCCCTGTTATTTGTCCAAAATTATTAAAGGTAACTTTTGTCGCAGTAGCTCCTGTTGTTGTTGCTGCAATAGATAAAGCACCTGCTCCCGTAACTGCTAATCCACCAGCACTAGATATAGAAACGCCACCTACCGCTGAAGTTGTAGCAACAGGTAAATCACCAGCAGCAAGAGCAACTGTTCCTGTAATTAAACCTTGAGCGTTATATGTGATTCCTGAACTAGCAGCAGTAATTGTGTTATTAATTCCAAGATTGCCACTAGCTACGTTTAAAGAACGATCAAGATTAGAAGTATTTAACTTGGCTGGTGTAATCGTGCCATCAGCAATTTTTGCATTAGTAACAGCACTTGAAGCTAGTTTTGCTTCTATAACGGCACTACTGGCTATCGCTCCAGAATCAACAGCATTATCAGCTAAAGCTGCTGCATCAACAGCGTTTGCTGCAAGCTTCGCACTTGTGACAGCATCATCAGCAATCTTGGCAGTTGTTACCGCATCATCAGCAATTGAAGAAGTTCCTAGCGTTCCAGAAATTTTTGCAGCAGTGACAGCACCATCAGCAATAGCAGCAGTATCAACAGCGTTATCAGCAAGCTCACTTGTACCTACAGCATTAGCTGCAATTTCATTCGCAGTAATTGTATTTGCTGCAATCTTTGCCGCCGTCACAGCATTTGCAGCTATAGCGGCTGTGTCTACCGCATTGTCTGCAAGTTCTGAAGAGGTAACTGCATTTGCAGCTATTTGAGTAGCTGTAATTGAATCATTTGCAATCTTGGCTCCTGCTATATCTCCATCGCTTAAATTTAATTTTGCATAAGCAATCGTTGCATCTGCAATTTTGGCATTGGTGACTGCTGTGTTTGCTATTGCGGCGGTGTCAACTGCATCATCAGCAAGTTCTGAAGCCCCAATAGCATTTGCTGCTATCTGGGTTGCTGTGATTGTGTCATTAGCTATCTGGGTTGCAGTTATTGTTGAGTTTGCAATCTGCGCTGCTGTAATTGTGTTCCCAGCTATTTTCGCCGCTGTTACCGCTAAATTTGCTATCGCTGCTGTATCTACTGCGTTATCTGCCAACTCAGAAGAGCCAATTGCATCTGCTGCAATCTGAGTAGCAGTTAATGAATTAGTTGCAATTTTCGCTGCTGGAATATCACCATCAGATAAATTGAGTTTTGCGTAAGTAACTGTTGCATTAGCAATCTTGCTAACAGTTACAGCATTAGACGCTATTGCTGCTTCAGCTACTGCATTATCTGCAAGTTCACTAGCTGTTATTGCATTAGCTGCTATTTGAGTTGCCGTAACAGTATCGTTAACTAACTTTGCTCCAGTTATCGTTGCATCTGCTATCTGTGTCGCTGTTATCGCTCCATTAGCAATCTTTGCTGTCGTTACATTTGCATCAGTAATACTTGCCGTTACTACTGTGTTCGCACCAAGACTTGCAAGTGCCGTACCTGGAATACTTCCAGCGTCAATTAAAGAAACACCTTTTTCGACTAAAGCTTTAGCTGTGATTCGTTTGGTTTCTGACGCACTATCATCAACGATTGCAAGTTCATCGCCTGCTGCCAAATCTGCTTCAACTAAAGCAGGCAATTGACTTATTTGAAGATCAGCCATTTAACTCAAGGACTTTAGGGACAGTTTACTTCTCTTATACATTATGTTGCATCATCTTCTAAAAAAAGCTTGCTTCCATCTTCTTGCAATATGTAATCTGTAGATTCTTGTAGTAAATAACCAGGGGTTGATCCAACCCTTAGTTGAAACTCACCAGAAGTAACAAAATCAATATTAGTTTTTATTATTCCTACGTTCGGAACAGTTATAGAGCAATTTGTAATCTGAGCATCACATTCATACCAAGCGTTATTAACAGAATCAGCAGATTCTCGATATAAAAAAAATCGACCTAGAAAATCTGCGCCTTGTTGTACTCGTAAAATCAAACGAGCTAAATAAGATGAAAATTCTTGCCCTGCTGAATAATCATGGTCAGTAGTGACATATCTATGTTCCCAAAAACAAGTCATTGAACCTTGGCCTGAAATTAAACCAGAATCATATTGACGTTTGAATGTATCTCCTAACTGATTAATTTCTACTTGATCTCGCTGTGTCGTGAACTCATATTCTTCTACTCTTGCTAATGGTCTATAAGACGTATTTCTAGTTTTAAAACTAATTGTTTGAGTCCCTGAAGGAGCAACCAAGGTTAAAGCACTTGCTTTCGTACCACCTACGGCAAGAGCAAAAGTTGAATACAATCGCATGCCACCAATATCATCAACATGAACGAACCAACTACCATCTTTTTCTGAATGACCTGAGACAAGTTCTAGGTTTCCACCTCCATCTGTTCTTGATATTTCTAATTTATCTCCAGTAATAATTGTTCCAACTTTATGATCAACAGAAAATCTTTTCCGAGAAACATTTACATCAGAAACCGCCAAAGTTGCACTCAACGAAGCATCCATAGATGTTCGCTTTAATTCAATAAATCCTCCAGTTCCTAAATAAACAGGCATTTATTTTTATAGATCAAATCCTGAAGGAGCATCAGCGGCTTCAAATGAAATGTCAGCACTAA